GCCCTTGACTTCACCGGGAACTTTGAACGGATAGCCTTCGCCTTTGAAAACGCCGCCGCCTTTGTTCTTTTCAGCTTTGCCGCCCCAGCACTTGTGGCATTTGCAGTCATGTGGGTGAGCTTTGCCGCCACGTTTCAGTCCGCTGGATTCATGGGACATGTCTTGCAAAATAGGCATAAATTTCTTTTTTGCATCGTCATAATATCCACCATCCGGTGTATATTTTGATTTGACACCCATTTGATCTAATTTTTTCGAAGCATCTAAATTGCCGCGAATTAAATCAGCATCGTCTTGCATCGAAGCGCTGCTTGGACCACCTTTAGACTTGAATGCTTTCGCCTTCAACACTTTGTGCATCAGCTTTTTATCTTCGGCTTCATCCGGGTGCGCCTTGCCACCATGGGCGTGGTGCGGCTTTTTATGGTGCAACCATTCGACTTTATGACCATCCGTTTTGCCGCCGCGCTTTTTGCCCGGATACATTTCGCCGTAATCAGGCATCTCGAATGATGCATTGCCTGCATTTGCTACGCCCGAAAGTTTATTCGAGGCATTGCGAATCCCGGCGGAACGCTTCCGCACGCCTTCTTCATCACCCATCATTTTGCTGACGGCGAGCTCTGGACGAGCAGCTTCGAGATAATTTTGAAGCGTGCCATTCGGACCGCCGCTCAACTTGTGAGCACGGCCACCCTTTTTCATCATTCCAGCAGCTTTGCCCATCATCTGATTTTGTTGGCCGATTGGGTTGTTTCCAAGCATTCCGCCACCAAATTTGTGGGCCTTGCCCCCATGTTTCAGACCACCAATATGCTTCGTGCCCTCGCGAGCTTCGTTTGCCATGCGGACATCACGATTGATCAAGTTGTCCGGTGTCAAATAACGATGCGCACGATCTGGTTCGGAGCGACCTCCGCTCTTGCGTGGAGCGCGGTCGGCACGATGCGCAGCTTTCATGCCTTCGGCTTTGCCGATGACTTTTCCGCCCTTTTTGTAGGCCCGTTTGCTCAATGGGCGCATGCCCGTTTGAACACTGGCATTTTCGGCAGAAGGCGGCGTCCAATCGGATGAATCAACTTTCGTATGAGGGTCGGCCGAAGCAAGGCGCTTTGCCTTGGCTTTCATAGCGTCCCGCGAGGTCTTGGCGGTCTGAGACATGGGTGGCTCCGGAGGTTGTTAGAACAGGCGTCCCTGTTGGCCGCTGAGGGTTGAATCCATGTCGCGCGGCAACGAATGGATTTTATTGAGCGCTTGCCCAATAATCGCGGGAGTATGCATCTTGTTTTTCAATTTGGCAACTGGAGCTTTTACGTCGCCGCCGCGCCGGAACCGCTCTTGGCCTTTTTTTATTGAAGCAGCAGCTTTTTCGCTCATCGGGAGGTAATGCACTTTTGTTATTAACGTAGTGTTGTATTCCGGATCATGAAAAATTGGCAAGTCGTGCGAATATGTTTCGAACTTCAACGATGGATCATGGTTGTTAATTAATTTTTGCATCCGCGACGGGATCGTTACATCGTAAGGATGGATCAGCCCTCGAGTATTGCCCCAACGCGAGGCTTGAGCAATTCCCGGAGCAAACGTAATCCCATGATAGCCGCCGTCTGCGGCTTCTTTCAGGATGCGCTTCAGCCCAAGGTCTGTCCATTTGTTTGTGTCGCCAACATGCGGACCTTCTTCGATCATTGGGCCAAGGGCATCGCGAACAGCTTTGTCGTGTTTATTTCTTAATTTCATATAATCTTCAAATTCATCTGAATCCGCATGCTCTTGCATAATACGATTCAAAGGTATATCGTTTATATCGATAAGAGCAGGGTTTGCACCAGCGGCAACCATTTCTTTCAAAGCTCTATTACGCATGGTGAAATCTAACTTATGCATTTCTCTGTCGAGCGCACGAAGTTTTTCCCGCTTGGATTCCTTTTGCTTTTCATTGAACCCGGTGTCTGCGCCCTGTTGCCCCCAATCGGACTGCAGCTCTTCAATGTGCAATAGTTTTTCGCCGTTCAGCCCTTTGCGGTCGGACATGCGGAGGTGAACCAATGGATTCGCCGCATCAGGGAAATGCCCAGCCTCGCGGAATTTTTCATTTTCAGGATTATGCTGAAGGACTAATTCGCGATAATTTTCCGATGGGCCTTCCATTTGCCATTTTGAATGGAGGGTTGGATATTCACCTTCTGAATTTTTTTGTTTTTTAATATAAATTTCCAACATGTGAGACCATTCAGATGTCAGCCAATCAGCAATGTCTTCGTCTTCCCTTGCTAACCTTCTTGCGTTCTCTTGAAGGTGTTTTTGAGGCATAACTTTTTTCAAAAGCTCTGGGTCTTGCGCCATATCCAAAGCAAGTTGACCGATGCCATTTTCATTGTTTTCGTAATCATGGCCTTCGTCCCGGTAAACCTGTTCGGTGTATGGCTCTTGATTTTGATGATTGAAGTGCGCCGCAACATCGTCTTTATGCACCTTTTCTTCCGGATCGAATGCATTTTCGAAATGTGACCATTTCAATTCGTCCGGCTTCACATCGCGATTAAGAAGATATTTGTGCCATTCTGCCGGGGTTTTTATTTCATTTTGGCCAGTTGCATCTTGCGCGACTTCAGCTGCCTTGCTGTACAATCCGAGTTTATTCAGCTCACGGAAATGTTCAGGATGGTCGTCCATTGGCGGGTTATTGTGGCCCATGCCGGGCGCATCAGCTTCGCCGCCGTCAGATTTTTTCGCAAGGTGCTTAATCCATTCGCTTGGCGACAATTTTTTAGCGTTTCCAGTCTTTTCAACTTCACCGCCTTCCTGCAAACCAACCCGGACTGGTTTCAAATTACGTTCAAAGTGCAAAACATCTTTGGTCATTGGTCGATGCTCCGGAGAGGATTATTTTCTTGGCGTTGGCGTTTCCAAAACTGGCGTTTTATCTTCTTCAACGCTTTAGTTTGATGGAGGTAGCAATAAAGTTTCCGCGCATAGCGATTGAAAGCGTCATATTCAGCGCCCCCTTTCAGCTTTGCGCGGGTTCCCATCATTGTGGTTGTTTCCCAGTGATCGCGGGGATAACGGTACCCAGCAAATTGCGAACGACCTGTTCGCTTTCTGGGTGAACCGCGATGTTTTGCGCGAGGTCAATCATTTGAATGCGCTCTTTGGCGAGCATTTCCTGCTCTTCAACCATATTGTCCATGCGGTCTTTTTTCATGGTCGCGGCGAGCTGAGCGGCTTTTATTTTGGTGTCCGCCGCTTTCACGTTGGCGAGCTGTTGTTTTATCATGAGCTCGGATTGGTCGACCTTTTTCTCGTGGTCGGTTGGGCCAGTTTGCCCTCCGGCGAGCCCTTCCTGTTGCATTTTCGCATTGTCCATTTGGATTCTCGCCTGATCCAAAGCAAGTTTGCCCTTGGCTGTCATGAGTTTTGCGTCGGAATCTTGTTTTTTGATTTGCAATTCCGCCATTTGCTTTTGCATCTCAGGCGGTGGTGCACCGCGAGCTTGCGGTGGGATCATGAATTGCTCAGGATTGGACCAACCGACCGCTTGCAATGCCGCCGTGTCGATGGCGATTGGGTCGTAGAGCGTTGGGTTCTGCGCTTGAATCTGTTTCAACGCAACGATTTTCATGAGGCGCTGGGTCTGGGAAGCCGTGTTTGGATCGGCTTGCGGTACCAAATCGACTTGGTTCAGGGCGCGAATAAATGTTTCCTGATCCCACTTGCGTGCCGGACGGCGGTTTTTCTGCCAGAATGATTCAGGATTTTCCTTAAAGCAACGAACGATGAGCGCGAATTCCTCGGCTTGCGAGGCATGCATGCGTTTGTGAACGGCGTTCAAAACCTTGGTCGCCTGATCGATCAATGCGATTGTCGTGCCAACGGGGGCATCCTGTTTGCCTTCGCCCACGGCTTGTTCGGAGGTGCCCCCAATGCGAGCGCCCGTTTCGGCCATGTTTTGAACGAGGTTCATCAATGCGCCGGAGGGCTCTTTATATGGAAGCGGCATGACCGCCTGATTGATCGGCATTCCACCAGTTTTGACCAATGCTCCACCACCGGGCGGAACTCGGAATATATTTGTGTTTTGACGTGCACCAGTGTCGGCGTAAAGGAAGCCGGGGAAATTGGCATACATACCCGCATCAAGTAGCTCGCGCCAAGCAGCAGTGATAGCATTGGTTGTGTTCCCTAGGATGTGGAGGAGACCAATGTCATAAAAGCCCATCCCCGGTACGAATGTGTATTTGACGAAATTCTGACGGGCTTCAGGAAGATCCTTAGTTTCCTCATCGTAGTTGCGGACAATGGAGAGGATTTGCTTGCTGGATACATCGATGGTCACCCGATAAGGAATTTCGAGCCCTGTTTCTTTGCGTTTATGTTTATGCTCGAAGCCAGTGATGTTCAGCTCGCAATAGCATTCGTAGATCTCGCGGTCGCGGTCCTCTGGATTCATTTGATCCGGAGCAATGCCCTGTTGGGCCATCTTTTCGCGTTGGGCGGCATCGTAGTCCGTTTGTTTCGGAGCGCTTAGCTCAACATCCTGATAAACGCCAAGGATCTGCATACGCTTCACGGTCGAAGGCCGCATGTAGATGCGGTGGGTGACGCGCTTCGCATTGCTCAGGTCGGTTGCAGCATTGTTCACGATCAAGTCATCGGCGTCTATCGATTCGCTGACTGGGCGACCACGGAGGGGGCAGAAGTAAACCTTCTTGAAGGCAGTACCACCAAACCCAAGCATGAGTAGCATCCGATCGGTGTCGGGATAATATTCTCGCGCAGTGCTGGTGAGGTAGTGATTAAGATCGTTTTCAAGATCGTTGGCGAGTTGGTCGGAGGCGAGGTCGGCATTGTTGTTGTCCTCGCGAATCTTCACTGGGCCGTCAGTGGGCAAAAGCTCAGACCGTGCGTTCGCCTGAAAACGCAATACGGCTTCGAGCAAGAGCGGATGGCGAACCCTCGACATGCCTTCGACTGGTGC